ACAAAAATATGCAGGATATATTTGATACAATGGATATAAGGTAAATAATTTTATGATTACGATTACTGAACAAGCAAAAGAATACCTAGACAAAGTGCGCAATGGCGACTACGTTACACTTGGTGTAAAGGGCGGCGGCTGTTCGGGCTTTACTTATGTATGGGACTTTAAAAATAACTGGCCCGATGTAAACTGGAGCGAGCCTTATGCTGATGCACTAGTGTTAGACCCAATGGCAGAAATGTTTGTAGCAGGATGCACTATTGACTACAAAAATGAACTAGGTGGTAGTTACTTAACAGTAATAAATCCTAATGCAACTGCAAGTTGTGGGTGTGGTGAAAGTTTCGCAGTATAATATAGTCAACAACTATATAGTAATAGATTTTAAAATATAGACTATCATGCCTGGTATATGTAAATATTTATATAGTCCAAAGGAGTAACTATGCCAACATTTGTATACATGACCGCCTGTGATGGATGCGGTTATTGCGTTGATATTTGTCCAAGTGATATCATGCACATTGATCCAGTAACAAGAAGAGCAGTAAACATAGAACCAAACTTTTGTTGGGAGTGCTACAGTTGTATAAAAGCATGTCCACAAAATGCAATTGATGATCGTGGGTACTCAGACTTTGCGCCCATGAACCACAAGGTAAGAGTGTTACGGGAACCAGAAAAAGGCGTTATCAGTTGGCGACTTAAATTTAGAGATGGCAGAGAAAAACACTTTGAAAGTCCTATCCGTACAACACCTTGGGACAGTATAAAATGTGCAAGTGAGTATGACATGCCCGAACAAGGACTTAAAGATACACAGCAACTAGCACATGAACCAGAATACTTACTAGCAGAGGGCGGCTTGCGCATGATTAGTAAAAATAAGTTTGTTAAATACAAGTACACAGGAGATACACATGGCACCGCGTAATCATAAAAATTGGCTTGCAACACCTAAAGTAGAACACATTAGCAGTGAGGCTTATAACAGTCATTATCTACATGAACAAGAACAAGAACTAATCTTTAGTAAAGTTTGGGTGCCAATGTGTCACATCAGTGAAATGTATAACCAAGGTGACTTCCGCACAAGTCAGATTGCAGGACAACGTGTAGTTGCATGGAACACAGGCAATGGTGTAAAAGCATACCTCGGAGATAATATTACGAGTGTAGCAGGCAACATGGCTAGTAACGAAGCCGCTGGCAAAGAACTACACTGTGAAGTTTACCATGGTGGCATGGTATGGGTTACACTAGATGATAATCCAGACTGTAGCGTAGACGAGTGGACAGCAGGCGCATTTGATTGTATTGCAGAAGCAATAGACACAGAAGAAATGGAAGTATTCCATTATCACAAAGCAGTTATAGATACAAATTATAAATTGTGGCATGACACAAACAGTGAATTTTATCACGACTTCATGCATTACTTTAATAGAGTGAGTGGATTTAATGACGAATATTTCGCTAGAAAAAATATTCCTTTTGATAACGGTCATGTTAACGTTAGTAGTTTTACTGTTAATTACGAAGAGTATGACGGATTTGAAGATCGCGGGGAACTATCTTTTCCCAATCTGCCGCCCAACCAGTGGTACATGGTTGACCTATTCCCAGGATTCAATTTTAACCTCCGCGGGAGTGCATATCGTTCAGACTCAGTGACACCACTTGGACCAAACAAAGTTTTAATTGAGTTTCGTGGTTACGGACTTAGAAAAGATACACCAGAGGAAAGACAAACACGCATAAAGCATCACAATAGTATATGGGGACCTTTCGGCAGAAACTTGCACGAAGACCTTATTGGTGTTGCTGGTCAAGGTACTACAATGCGTGAAGGTACAGAATCAAGGAATATACTGCACGGCAGACACGAGAACTCGACAATACATGATGAAGTTGGAATGCGTCACTACTATGCAGAGTGGGGCAACTTCCTAGGAGTTGATCCTGCAAATCCACTACAAGGACAACTTCAAAATGTTAGTAAGGCTGCGTAAGAAATTATTCAAACTTATGGACTGGGTAGCCAGAGACTCTGGCTGCAAGCACATGGGTCGTAATTAAAAGAGGCAAATATGAAAGAGTTTATGCTTGTTATCTCTATGTGGGGTAACACAGGCACAGAATGGGAATACATCGGTAATCAGATGGTATTGCAACAACCCATGACTGAAGCACAATGCGAGTACATGATCAAAGAAGACATGTGGGCTACGTCATATGAAAATGAATACTATATGATGTTAGCACAGTGTTATCCAAAAGACTGTGCTGGTCAGGAATCTTGCACAAAATAGTTGGCTTTGGGGGAAGGATTCGAACCTCCACGCTTAAATACATTGCACACATACTTAAACAGACCGTAAACAGCGGCCCACGTCTACCATTTCGTCACCCCAAACTGGTTGATTAGGCTGCTAGTGCAAGTTCTTGCTTGTCTAGTGCCGCTATCATTCTTGTTAAACCAATACCTCCACCTACTCTTTGGAAGAAGTCATGCTGTAAAAATTCTTCTAGTTCTGCTTGTACACGTTCTTTACCAAACAACTTGAATAGTAATTCACTGTAAGCACCATCTGTAATACTGTGGAATGTATCACGCATCATATCAACATCGCAACTGCGCTCTGCACTTCCAATAGTTTCCATACCGCCTAGGATTACATCCATCTTTTTAGCAGTGTTACCATCATCATTTCTTGCCATGTTCCAAAACGGACTTGTAAGTTCAGGAAAGTTTGTGATAATGGTTTGTCCAAACTCTGCTTCCATTGCTAGTTCATGGTCAGCATCCATTTCAACATCTACACCAATGCCAAAGTGTTCCTGCCATTCGCCATAGGTCTTTTCTGTAAGTGATCCAAAGCCCAAGTATTCTACTAGTTCATATTCCATTGCTTTAAGATCATCAACACTGCCTGGCATTTCAAATTCAAACATTGGGAATATAATGTCATGTCTGCCTGGGATAGCATTTGGTTCTTGTCTGTAGGATGTGCTGACACAAAAAAAGCCTTTCGATGAAGGCTTGGTAAGCAATTCATATTCTAACCACATCTGACCTGTTTGTGGCAAGGGCCATACGTTACCTGCATAGTTATACGTTGCTACATTAAATGGATCTTCACAAGCCGCTAGTATACTTAATCTGTTTTGTGTGTGTACTTCTTCAAAGCCTTTGTCTAAAAAAAAGGACCTTAATAGGCCCGACGTGTGTGTAAACTTTTGTGGGTTAATGAGCTGAGTCATTTTTATTTTTTCCTTTCGATATTCAACCTAAAAAAAATATAGTCAAAAAAATATTGACTTTCTTTTCGTTCGTTTATTTATACAAAGCGTAATCAAATAGTTTTGCTACTACTAGCATCCCATTTTTTATACTGGCGCAGTATAGCACTTTGCTTTTGTGCAAAGCGTTTATTATCGCAATTGCTACAACAGTGCGCACTGCTACGACGATTAATTTCTTTACTAGTTCTTGTAAATTCTGCTTCACAACTATCGCATCTAATTTTATAAATGGTTTGAGTAGTAAAGCATGTTTGTCGCTTTCCGTGCCGATGTCTAAAATAGCTCGTTCGTAGTTTTGCTTCGCCTATAATCATAGAAATATTTAGCAAACGGCTAGGTAAGATACATATATAAATACAGCATACATTAGGAGTTCCGCAAGATGGCTAAACAAACAGTAAACCTAGGTAGTAGTGCAAACGATGGCACCGGTGATCCGCTTCGCACCGCCTTTGATAAAATTAATGATAACTTTGATGAACTGTATCTATACAGTACAGCCTCATCAGGTAACAATATAACAATTACCAGTAACACTATCGCAAGTGACAATACAAACGGTAACATTATTCTTGATCCCAATGGTACAGGTCGTGTGGTACTAGCAACTGCAAGTGAACTACGTTTTACTGATCACACAGACAATGCTATCTTATTTGTAGACAGTGATGGCGATGTGCAGATGAATGGTAAACTAACTTATAATACAACAACAGGAAAAGTTCTTATTGATGACGTGCTAATTGGTGGACAAACAATTAGCACAGAAAACAGTAACCAAGATTTGATTATTGATCCGAGTGGCACAGGACTAATTAATTACCAAACAACTATTCAATCATCAGTAGGCACAGGTGGCGGTGCTAGTAATGTTCCCACTGCACCAGCAACATATTTTCAAATAAAGGTGAATGGCACGACCTATGTAGTACCGGCATTCCCGGTTAGTTAAGGAGCGGTACCATGAGTAGACAAACTATTAATGTAGGTACTAATCAAGACGACGGAACTGGCGATACTCTACGTGGCGCATTTGTCAAAGTTAATGCAAACTTTGTGGAAATTTACAATGAACTGGGAGGTGACACACCCAGCGATCTTAAACTTATTAGTAACACTATTACCACAGACAGTACCAACCAAAATATTATTTTATCTCCTAACGGTACTGGCAAGGTAGAAATAGAAGGTGATAGTCTTTTCCGTGGCGATACTGTGGCTACTGGCAGTATTCGTGGTGCTACTCTACAGGTTGACGGCAACAGTAATATAGATGGTAATCTTGTAGTTGATGGTACTTTTAGTGCTGGAAGTTTTGGTGCAACAACTATTACAGGTTCTACACTTACAATAAGCGGACTTACTTCTCTTAACGGCAGTGTTGATATTGGTGATGCAAGTGCTGATACTGTTACAGTATCGGGAAGATTTGACAGCAGTCTTGTACCTAGTGTTAATGTAACAAACGATATTGGTGGATCTAGTTTACGTTGGCGTGACCTATATGCCAGAGACATTGATGCTCGTAATGGGACATTCAGTGGTACAGTTGATATTACAGGCGATCTAACACTGGGTGGAAACATTACTATTGGCGATGCAGATTCGGACAACATCAACATCAATGCAGAACTAGATGGTCATTTAGTTCCTAACAGTGACAGCCTATACAACATTGGTAGCACAACAAAACGCTATTTGAACACTTTTACAGATGTAATCCATGTTACAGATGTAGCGAGGATAGATCTGCTTACTATTGAAAATAGTACAATTACAACAGAAGCAACAAACACAAATATTACTATTGATCCACAAGGCACAGGTATTGCTATTGTAGATGGACAGTTGCGTGTGGATGGTACATTCCAGGTAACAAGTAGCCAAACAATTGACATGGGTAGTAACAAGATTACCAGTGTTGGCTCACCTGCACTAAGCACTGATGCCGCAACCAAAGGCTATGTAGACACAAATATTGCTGGTTTAGGCACCATGTCAAACTTTAGTATTGCTGGTGACGACAGCAGTGCGCAGACAGTTACAGATGGTTACTTTATTGACTTTAATGGTGAAGGACTAGTTACTACATCAGTAAGTGCAAACAAAATTAATATTAGTGTTGCAACACAAACACTGGAAACAATCACTAATGCAGGCGCAACAACTGTTAATGCTATTACAGTAGGCAGTGTTAATACAGATGGTATCAAAGTAACTGATAACAACATTGAAACAACTCGCAGTAATGACGATCTAGTTCTTGTTCCAAACGGCACTGGTGCTGTTGACGCAAGAGCAAATGTAAATGTTGCAGGAAATGTAACAGCAACAGGCATGTTTGTGGGTGGAGTTGATACAAGAACTGGCCCAGGTGCAATTAGTTTAACAACACTTACAACAGAAATTGTTACTACTGGCACAAACGATGCACTGTCACTTGCTAACGGTACACTAGGACAACTTAAAATACTGGTTATGAAAACTGATGGCGGGGATGGAATTATAACACCAGCAACATTTGCAAATGGCACAAACATTACAATGGACGCAGTGCATGACAGCGTAACATTAATATATCTCAGCAGTGGATGGGTAGTACTTGCTGCACAGAACGTTGCCATAGCATAGATAAATACTCTATAATGAGGAGTATTAGAGCATGACGGCTCCAGTATGGGTTACACCGCCGGGTGATTTAGGCACAGTTGTTGAAGGCGAATTCTATCAGGTTAAATTAAATGCTGATAATACATCAAGTTACAAATATCTTAGCGGCGTATTACCACAAGGTATTCGTGTTACAGAAAACGGTGTAGTAGAAGGCAACCCTAAGAATTACGATTATATTCAAGGTGTGCCTACAGAAGTAGCACAAGACGTAACAAGCAAATTTGTAGTTAGAGCTGTAAGCACTGATGGTACAGTAGCAGATCGTGTGTTCGAAATGACTGTGACAGGTCAAGATGCTCCTGTTATTGATGCATTGCCAGCAACTGATTTAGGTTCTTTCTTTGATGGTGATAAGATCCAAGTACAACTCACAGCCACAGATCCTGATCCACAAGATATTTTAACCTGGAGTTTTCAAAGTGGTGATCTCCCAAGTGGTGTTGAGATTACCAGTGATGGTAAAATACAAGGTTATATAGATCCGCTTGCAAACAGAACAGGCACTCCAGGATTTGATACGGATACAGTGGGTTTTGATATGCAACCCTATGATTTTAGAACTGTAAGTGAAGAAAAAACATATAAATTTACAGTTCAAGTGTCTGACTCAAAAGATGTAGATTTAAAATCATACACGATGTATGTAGCAAGTCGTAATATTGTAACAGCAGACATTGACATACTAACAGTTGATAATTACTTCTCGCAGGAAACAACAACAGGATTAGGGCAATTAGTAGATTGTAGTCAAACTAATTTGCGAAGACCTGCAATGCTTACACAAGCAACTGAACTAGGTACTATTAAACACGACAACTACTTTAGTTTCCAAGTACTTGGTAAAGATTTTGATGGTGATATATTAGAATTTCAACTAGTTGGCGGTTTTGATAGTGCAGTTGACGGTTACGACAGCGTTGGTTTTGAAAGTGAAAGTGCAAACTTGCCGCCAGGTCTAGTTTTAGATCCTACTAGCGGCTGGATAAGTGGATATATTCCTCAACAAGCAAGCACTACAAAACAGTATGCATTTGGTATATTCTGTCGCAAGCGTGATAATACAGAATATGTAAGCCAAGATACAGTAAGTTTTTCAGTAACAATTGAAGCAGATATTGACAGTGTTATTACCTGGCCAGATGCCAATCTCGGTACTATTAGAACAGGCGAACAAAGTGAACTAGATATTGTAGCAACAATAAGTGATGGTAGACCTGTGCAATATGAACTGCAAGCAGGTATAGGTGCAGTGCAAAATTTACCACAAGGATTGATATTAAATGAAAATGGTTTATTAATTGGTAGAGTTAGTTTTGAAACACTAATGTTTGATACAGGCATTACTACATTTGACATTGAAAATTTGTATACCAATGAGACTACGTTTGAAAACACCTATACATTTACTGCAAGGGTGTATAGTGCAGATGGAGTTATAGATACTTTTAAAACATTTAATGTGACTGTTGCTAAAGATAGTAATAAACCATACGAAAATATTTTTGCAAGAGCATTACCTAGTTTAACACAACGAGACATTTACGAAAGTTTGATTCAAAATAACGACGATATTCCTGCAGATGATATTTACAGACCTAGTGATTATGCTTTTGGTATTCAAAAAGATATCCGCACTGTTATAAGTGCCGGACTGAGCCCAAAACCTGTTACTGATTATATTGAAGCAATGAGTAAAAACTTCTATAATAATATCCTACGTTTTGGTGATTTTAAAACAGCAAGAGCACTTAATGCGGATGGTACAGTAAAATATGAAATAGTATACATAGAGTTAATTGATAATAAACAAGGCACTGACCCTACTACAGGATTAAGCGCAAGCCCTGCGCTTGCACAAGATGTTAGAAGTAATGTAGAGACATGGACTAATCCTCTTACAGTGGAAAGCAGTTTGCCAGATGTAAGTCATGGGCACTATTTGGTAAGTCAAGCAAATGATTACAAGGTATATCCTAATAGTATTCAAAACATGCGTAGCAGATTAACCACTGACATAGGTCACGAAGTTTTGGAAAGAAAAGTACTTCCAGACTGGATGAAAGACAAACAAGAAGATGACTCTGTAATCGGATGGATACTTGCGGCTCCTGTGGTGTATTGTAAGCCTGGCAGAAGTGAAAAAATAAAATTTAGACTAGAGCAGCGAGTAATCACTGCTGGTTATGATGTCAAAAAAATTAGTTTTGAAATAGACAGATTTATATTAGATAATAATCTCAGTAAATTCTTTAACAAAGATACTGGTAAATTTACAGTCACTGCCGAAACAACTTTTGACCTAAATAGCCCTACAACAGAATTTGATAATGATGGTACTAGATTTTTTGCACAAATAGATAAATTTGTTAGTCAAGATGATGGGGACAAGTACATTAAATTTCCACAGGTAGGACCTTTTGACAGACTACCTTACACGGAAAGATAAATATATAGACAGTTTCCACAATTGGAGTTTATTAAATTATGGCAAGTAGCATAGTAACAACAAATATTGATACCACATATCCCGTAGCAGGTCAGGATAATGACAGCCAAGGGTTCCGTGACAATTTTACTAATATTAAAACAGCATTAGATACAGCAAAAAGTGAAATTGGTGATCTAGAAACCAATGCTGTACTAAAAGGCGCACTAAGTGGTGAGAGCCTCAATAACGATGGCGCCGGCGCTGTACTAGAAGATTTTGAATTAAAAGATATTAGCGAAACAAGAATTGCCAAAGGTACTACAAGTGGAACTGTAACTTTTGACTACGAAGCAGGTTCTTATCAAACTGTTACGTCTGCTGGCAGTGTAACATTTGCATTTAGTAACTTTCCAGCAGCTGGTAAAGTAGGTAAAATTCGTGTAGAAATTAATATAGCAAGCACTGCACATACTATTACACTTCCAAGTTCAGTAGACATTGGACAAGATCAATTAATTGGTAGCAACGGTGCAAGAGTAATTACACCAGATAGAACTGGCGTGCATATCTTTGAATTTGTTACAGATGATGCAGGTTCTAGTATTGCAGTAATTGATTGCTTGCGTAATAACCGTGCTATTGAAGTACGCACCGCAACAGCAACAGGTCAAGCAGGTGATGCTGCTGGAGATATTGCTGCAGATGCAACTAACCTATATGTCTGTACAGCAACCTATGACGGCAGTACTGCAATCTGGAAAAAACTAGTCCTACAATCAATTTAACGGTTGACTTAACCTCACAATCCTGTATAATATAATACTATTATTACAAGAGGTATCTATGAACAAAATCGATCTAAACAAATATCAAGACTTCGTACAAGAAGTAACATCACAAGAATCTAACGATAGTGGCGAAATGGCTATGGCTATTAGCAAACTAGAAGAAAGTGGCGTAAACGTAAGTTTGCTGCTAACAGGCGCGGTTGGTATTAGTGCCGAAGGTGGTGAGTTCATGGAAATTGTAAAGAAGTGCATTTTCCAAGGTAAGCCTCTAACAGAGGAGACACAGTTTCATGCAAAACGAGAACTGGGTGATATTATGTGGTACTGGATTAATAGTTGCCGCGCTCTTAACATTGATCCTAACGATGTAATTGCAGAGAATGTACGCAAACTGGAAGCACGTTATCCA